GGAGTACAGTGATGTATGATTTTTATAGGTTCACCTTTTTTATATATAGTTGGAATAGGTTCAATATTTTCTATACCATTTTTTATAACTAAACATTTTTCTGTAGGTAAACCAAATGCTTGTGTAAATTTTTCAAAACTCCAATTAGAATTAAATACATACCAATCATATTTATGATGATTAGATTTATCTTTGAACCAAGGTGCTAAATTAGGTTGGTCGTATGAATTTTTTTCCCAAAGTATGTTTACTTTATTTGGATGTAATGGAATTTTTTCTGGTACGGATGTACAAATCTGTACTTGATCTAATAACTTGGGATCAACGTGTTTTCTTAAATATTCAAATTGAAGCTCTGTTCCGCCTCTAGGATTTTGGTTTGTCATTATTTTGATTCATTACTTTCTGTAAAACGTTTAGTCCTTTCGGTGATACATGAACTGTCAAATCCTGAGCAACATGTTCTGCTACTGTTTCAGTATTTGGATCAGCTATGTCAGCGTCTTTCTCTGTTTCGTCTTTATATATTTTATTAGTTCTAGTATTTCTTAGAACTACTACTGTTGTACAATCTATTTTTAATATATCTTTATCCATTTTGTTGTGACCTATCTATTAAAGCATAACTTACAGCACCTGTTACTTCATTTGCTGTATCCGCTTGCATCTTTATAACATCTCCTGCTTCCAAATTCAAGGTGTTTGTTAACATATTAGCTGTGGATTTATTAAGTGCTTCATGTGATATTTGTACATCACTACCTCCTGATTTTTTTAAATATAAATCAGTATCAACATTACTAGCAGTGTTATGAACAGCTTGAACTGTTTTTACAATAGCTACAGCGGATACTGATATTGTCAATACTGTAGTTAAATTAGTAGTTGTTAAATCAAATACTTCGCTTTTATATTGTATAGTCATTAGGATAAAAAATAATTGTATGTATCTTGTTCTTCTTTTAAATCATTTTGAAATGAAAAGTTTAATTCGTTTTTAATTGTATCTATTGCTTGTAAAATCTGTCTTTGATTCTCTACTTCATATTCTTGTTTTGGTTCTGGTATGTATGAAGTTATTTTAGCCATTATCTTCTTCCGTCTGGTTTAATATCTACTCTTAATGTTCCATAACGCCAGGTTTCACCTACAGCATCATTTTCTATTTTAATTGCAAGGAGTCTTCCTCTAGCTCTAGTATCTACCTTATCAGTAGATGATGTTATTGTAAAGGGACCCAAAGGTGAACTAGATGCTGTGTCACTTGGATAATCATTTAATAATAATGTGACTTTTGAATTACCAGTTAACACTTTAAAGTCTGGTATAAATCGTTTCATAGACATAATATATTCACCATCCCCTCTAAAATCAGCTAAACCAGTTGCCTGACCCAAGGCACTTTTACTTGAACTAATATCAAAATCTCCAGATTTTATAAATGCATCGATTGATGTTGTACCACTACTATTAACTTGATCGGTTCCTACTTCATGAGCATAGTAAGTTGATGCACCATATTTAGCTGTTATTCCTTGTATTGGAAAATTAGGTAAAGCTGTTTTATTATAATCAGTTGCGTAAGGTAAATCATAAACTCCTTGATCAACATAACTTGATCTAGCGAGTGAACTTGTGGTCCAAACGTTTTCTGCGTAGTTGTATACTACACATCTGTTTATTTGTTCTGTACCTGATGCGGGATAAAACCAGTTAATTTCATTGTATAAAGTATTGTGTTCACAATACACAAGTTGACTAGAATTATAATTAATTCCTAAATTATCACCATTATCTGTATATACAAAATCTTCTACCAAACAAGGTATGGCTTTAACCGTACCATCATACATAAAAAATCCACCTTCACCCGACATCCAAAAAACAACACCATTCGAATAACTTAAAGCGTTTTGACCAATCAAACCACAGTTTGTACCTACTTGTCTAACTGAAAAAGTGAAAGGTGGTCCAACGTATTGAATAACATAAGCTGAACTATCCGTTAATACTAATGTATAATCTTTACCAGACACTGCTCCAACAATTTCATTACCTTTATCTAATCTAAAAGTCCCTGCAGTGTTTGTTGCTGTAGGTTGATAAGTGTTATAATCTTCTTGGTTAGAAAATCTTATAAACATTGGATCTTGTGTTGTACTATCACCAATAGTAGTTTCAGTTCCAAAATGAAATAAATGTCTATCTCTATCGGATACTTGAGTTAATCTTGTTTTAGTAGGAGCACCTGACATTACAGTTGCTCTATTTGCTCTAGGAGTTGCTGCTCCTGCGTTCCAGGTAAATGTTTTACCATTGTGAATAGTTGCAATTAATATTTGACCAAAATTATCTAAAGACCATAAACCTGGATCTAAAGTTACACTACTAGTAGCACTTGCAGTTCCCCATGTACCTGAGCTCCATGTATCTGTTCCCCAACCTAAACCTGCAGTTTGAAACGTTGGACCAACAATTTCATAAGGATCAATTTGTGCTGAACCGGTGCCAGATGTTGTGCCAGTTGAATTACTTGGCATAGTAATTTCAAATGTATTAGCTGTTTTATTTAAAACTTCAAAAGTATTTTCTGTAAAATCTGTTGTTGCATAACCTGAACCTGTTGGAACCGTTACTGATGAAAATGTTACATATCTTCCATCTAATAATCCATGAGCAGTTTTATTTACAGTAACCGTTGCAGAACCGGTTGTTGCATCAAAGGTAGCTCCAGTTATAACATCATCATCTAAGGGACTAATATCAAAAAACTCACCTTCATAATATAAAAACAAACCTTGTGAGGTTCCTATTGCTACGTATTTTTCACCTGCAATGCTTGTCCAAGCATGTTGAGCACGTGCTACTCCAGGTAAAGTATTATTAGAATTAGTAAGTTGAGACCAACCCCCTATTTTTTCAGGTAGTCCATATCTAAATCTAACAAAATCTCCATCAATCCACTGAGACTCACCTCCGGAATCTGTGACCATTTTGTTAAAACCAGGTTTAAAATTAAGTTTTTGTAACATATATTATAAAGGAGACAGGGGGTATGTGGTGGTGCCCTGCCTCCATCATAATATACTACCTTTTAAACCAAGATGGAAGACCTAAATGTATTCTTTTATCAAACATATTATCTCTTGCACCTGGTGTCTTACGATTATTATAGTGAAGAAATACTTGTACACATTCTTTACCTCTAAATTTGTTTCTCCAGTGTTCTAATTCACAACCAGAATATACTAACATATCTCCTGGTTTTAAATCTACTTTGATTCCTTTTTTGCCAGTCTCTCCAGAGGGTTCTAAATATATTGGCCAATCATCACCACCTAGATTCATAGTAGTTGATATCTCACAACTAAATCTATCTTTATGTCTTTTTAATTCATCACCTTTTTTATATATTCTAGCATATGTATAAGCAGGATATAATTTAAGACCTGTTACTTCTTCCATCTTAGGTTGACATTTTAACATTAATGTTTCCATAGCAATATTAGAATACTGACTATATGTATTTGGTATTTGTTCATCATTACCTTCGTAGTGACCTATAATGTTTTCGAAAGGTGAAATATATCTTTGTGCTCTACAAGTATCATAAACTTGTTTCTGCATACTAAAATAGTTTGCAACAAAAGTTGCTAGGTCTTTTGATATTGCTTGACGAATAACTGTATACTTTTTCTTTTTAAACATCTTTTGCCATTTCTTTTGGTACAGCTTGTATGTTCCAATGTATAAATCTAAAAGGCTCTATTCCAAAGTCTACACTAAACTCGTGTTCTAAAAAACCTGGAAATATAATTAAAGTTCCAGGTGTAGGTTTAAAATGAACAAGTTCTGAACCTGGCCATACACCTTTTTGATTAGGTTTCATTTTTAATTTTGTAGAACGTGCTCCAGTACGAGGTTCGTGAAAAACGGGCGCAGATGTTTTATCACTTGCTTTTAAAAAGTAAAAACCTGATACGTGTTGATTCCAATGTACGTGTGCTGAATGATGACCACCACCTTTTTTTGCAAACTCTTGTACCCACATCTCACTAAACATAGTTGTATATTGCTGCATATCAAAACCTTGATGATCTAAATATTCCCAAGACTTTTGACCAATGTAATTTCTAAAATCTAAAAAATCATTATCAGCAGTTAAAGGTGTTGAGTGATATGATCTTCCAAAATCACCGTGCTCTTTAATAAAAGCTTTTTCTCTTGTTCTTGCATCTTTGATATATTTATTAGATGCTTTGTTTAATGATTTTACAAACTCTGGTTTTTGTTCTGACCAAATAGTTGTATTAAAGTAATTATTTATAAACATTATAATAAATTTACTCCTTTCATAGTATTTATTTTTTCAATTAATTTTTTTAATGGATTCACGAAATTAAAATTAAAAGAAATTATAATTTTTTCTGTATTTTCTAATTGTTCTGTTGCTCTATGTATAACATAACTTGGAAATATTACAATATCCCCCTCTTTAGCGTTTATTACAATTTTCTTATTTTGAGAAAAAGGATTTATTAATTCTGTTTTTGCTGAATTTTTTGAAAACTTTAAATAATAAACTCCCGTATAATTGTCATCGTGAGTATGCCAACCATGTTTTCCATGTAGATTATATTGTTGAAAC